AAGTTGTTCCAAGCATTATAGACTCCCGAATGGATTACCTTCTGTGAAATCAATAATTGCATCGGCTTCTTGTTCTATCAATGCATTTGAAGCTTGAGTATCAGTAGAACTATCCTGCATATCGAAAGATGTTATCGCATAAGATGCTCCAGAATCTTTACCCACAATATTCACAGTACCATCAAAATTTTTGGTCATATTCATGAGCCTTAATACTTTAGTTGCCGCAGTCCATTCTGCAACTTCAGCTTTATAGTCTGTTGTTGCGTAAGTTCCTTGATATACCTCTTCATCAACATTATAAGTTCCAGTTCCGGCACCCATTGTAAAATCAACTGAATAGGAATGCAATCTTTCAATTTTATCAATGTCTTCAATACCAGTATTAAATTTTTGATCAGAATATTCAAAGAGAATACACTTCATATCATATCCCTGAAGTGATCCTGTTTGATAAAATATATCGCCGTATGGTTGATCTGCTACTGTTATAATCTGAAACAGTCCTCCAACCATTGGAAAGAAAATCAAATCTCCTTCTTTTGGAATTCTATCTCTACCATCTGCAACATCTGCTGTTGTAGTAAAGCCTAGTTCTCTGTATCTTCGTACTGCTACAGTAAACGTAATTTCATCATGAATTTCTAAACCAAATCGAGAAATAACATCCGTTTCACCAGAAAATCCATCTACATCCTTAATATAAATTTCAATTAATCGAGCATCGTTAAATTCAGAATATGAATCGTCACCCATTAGTGTATCTTCATTAACCAATGTGCGAGGAATATAATACATATCTTGTCCAAACATTTTAATGGACTCAATAAATAAATCTTCGATTAATCCTTGATCTGCTTTTGAATTAAAATTATTAAAATATGGGTTTGTTGCCATTTATTATCCTATTAGATGATCTACAGGTAATTCATATCGTAATTGCATCTCTTCACCAATCTTATCTAGTTCTTCTTTTGCATCATCATACATTTGTCTACCGTTCATTGTTACACCACCTGGGAGTTGCAGACCTTCAAACTTAATAAGATTTTGACCCCATTGCTGTTTCATCAATGCAGTATTGTATCTTTTGAGAAACATATCACCCCAAACATCTGTATATGTGGCCGGATCAACAATTTTATCTACTTCAACAACAATAAAATCATCTATATCAGCGTCCGTGCCCCACGTAATATCAAGAAATAATTTGTCTTGATGACGATTATATCTAAACATGGGAGTGCCAGTAAACAGTTCATTAAGTAACGACAAATGTTGCTGAGACAGTGTAAAATTCGTTAATGATCCACCCCCCATATTATGCATTTCAGATAATGCAAATTGATACTTAGAGGAAAACATAGTATTAGATTTAGAGTTATCATAGAAAGGAATAACTCTTCGAACTCCAATAATTGCTTCGGCTATTGATATATATTTGTTATCAAAATCACCTATTGCAGCTGCAGTTGATGCATGAGTTGTTGCTGTTGCCGAACTAGTATTACCTGTAATGGTTTCACCAGTTGAAAAGGTAGTAGTAGTATTTGCATAAAACGTATTACCATCTCCACCCGATTTAACTTCTGGATCTTTATATCTTAAAGTAGTATTAGCACTATGATATGCGTGTACGATTGCTTGTACACCACTCGTTCCACCAGTAATTACTTCACCATCTGTAAAATCACCGCTTGGAGCACCTGCTAATTTAAGTGTAGATCCGGTTATTTGATGTTTTAGAAATGTATTCTCTGTTGCATCATAATGATATTCTTGGTAGAATTGGAGAGAATCATCGATACAATCTTCTACTTGGTCATCATCAAGGTTTAATTCTACTACTGGCCAGCCAAGTTTTCGTTTACAATAATCCTTAAAAGTTGATCTAGTTGTGGGTTGTGTCATTTTGTTGCCTCTGCAGATATCGTTATAATTCCTTCTGCTAATCTTTCTACTATTGTACCACCTGATTGAGTATATTCAACATCAAAAAGATATTTTCCAGGAGTAACCGCCGCAGTTTGAGTTGCGGTTAACGAAAGTGTTACGTTTGATCCTGCAACTGCAGTAGTTAAAGTAGTAATATTATTTGAGGAATAGTAAGATTGACGCATCTTAGCGGCGCAAGTACCGGTGGAGATGGTAACGTTTCCACTAGTAGTATTTTGCGCGGTGATTACTTTTTCAAACGTGCAACCTTGATCTATTACAAGATTAACAGTTTGTTTTTGGAGGGTCAATGCCACAATCTTTCTCCTTTTATAATAGTGTAGTTTATATAGTTGTTCCTATACTATTTATATGATAAGGAAATCTGTGACATTTTACATACCAAGTGCAAGTGCCGCATGGGTAATTTGATGATATGCTGAACCACGCTTAACACTTAATTTTCCTGTTACTACTAATTCATCAGCTGATTCATCCCATAAAAGACTTTTTCCAGCTGTAGCACCAAAAAATTGAACATCATATCCTGTGTCATTTACACCAGTAGTAAGTTTTCCAGTTTCATCTATCTTCATTCGTGCTGTACCGGCAGTATAGAAATCTAAATCATCATTATCTGCTCCCGCCGATGTTTCCGCAAGAATTTTTGTATCTTGGTCAACATCAATAAGTCCTCCAAGACCAGCCCATGTTGATCCACTATATCCTTCAAAACCACTTGTGGTGGTATTATATCTTATACCACCTTGTATTGCATGCCCCCTATTGGAAGATGTTCCAACTGGTACGACAATAGTTGATGTACCGATAAATTTTGCTACTGCATTTGTAGAATCTTGTGTTACTACAAGTGGAACTGCCGCGACTGCCGAGGCGTGATCATTCTTAATAGTTACTAAACTTCTTGCTGTAACATCAGCAGAATCTGAAGTAAGTGCCATCATTGCACCAGTAGTTAATCCATCCATTGACATATTGATACCAGTACCAGTAGTTGCGGCATCGGCCGTAACATCGATAACTTTTCCTGTTAATACACCAACAGATGATACTTCTAATGTTGTCCCACTAGTACTAACAGCTGCAATCTTGGCAGTATTTGAAGTATCCTGTTCTGCATCAATTTCCAAAGAATACCCACCCGCGGGGAGATTTGTATCAATGAACAATCCTCTACCGGCATCGGCTTGTAATGTAAGAGCTGTTGCGCCTGTTGCTGATGCGTGATTTTGAATTATACTTGCAATAGTTCGTGTACCAGTACTTGCAGAATCTGAATCGATTGCCAAAGCCGAACCTGTAGTTAGTCCGTCCATTGACATATTGATACCAGTACCAGTAGTTGCGGCATCCGCTGTAATATCAATGACCTTTCCTGTCAATACACCAACAGAGGATATTTCTAATGTTGTTCCACTAGTACTAACAGCTGCAATCTTGGCGGTGTTAGTACTATCTTGTTCTGCATCAATCTCAAGTGAATAACCACCCGCAGCAAGATTTGTATCAATGAACAATCCTCTACCGGCATCGGCTTGTAATGCGAGAACTGTTGCACCAACTCCAGAAGTATGATTTTGAATAATTGATGCAATATTTCGTGTACCAGTACTTGCAGAATCTGAATCAATAGAAAGTGCTGATCCAGTTGTTAGACCAGCCATAACCAAATTTATTCCAGTTCCGGCTGTGGTATTAGCTGCCATAACATCGATGATATTTGCAGTAGTTTGACCTGCATTAATATCTATTGCTATTTGATCTAGGTCCAATGAGGAAACTGTAAATGCGGGTTTACCTGAATCGGTTTTTTGTTCTGTAGTAAGATGTCCTGTCCATGTGTTGGCCCAGTACATCGTAGTATTACCGATATCGAAAGTGAGGTTGGCATTTGGAATCATATTAGAAGCAATATCAGCGGTAAACGTTACTTGATCTGTTTCAGCATCACCAAAAACAAGATTTCCACTAATCTGTATATCGCCATCTATGTCTACATCGCCATGAACTTCTAAATTTTCCCCGATTGTGACAGATTTAGCCACACCTATTCCACCCGCCGTGATAATAGAACCAGTAGTATTACTGGTAGAATTTGTAGTATCTAACACCTTAAGGAAATTACTCATCCCTGCAGTTTGTGTACCAACAATTATTTCGTTGGTTTTAACCCTCCATTCGTCAAAGGTATCTGTTAAGGCGACATTAGCGGTCATATTTCATAACTCCTATTTACTAATTACTTCTTTAAGAAGAAGTTTTATTTCAAGCATTTCTTCTCTTATTGTTGTAAGTTCATCTACTTGGCACTTTAATTTAGTTATATCACGTTGCTGTTCATAAAAATATGCCCGTTCTCTTCTATGTTGTTGTAAGGCAGTGTAATCTGTGTTTAATAATGCTTTGGAATGTATATCTCTAACGAAACTAGGATCTTCTGTTTGTACTTGTGATATACTCATATATTTTAGTCCAAAGCAATTGCTCGCATATCTCTTACTCTCGGCATATCATACGTGGTATTGGCCACAAGAGCAATTTTAATTGCGAAGGTTTTAAAGGTTTCGTATCTTATACTATTTGATGTATATGCTGTATCTTCAGTAGTAGTTTTATATATAAATTCTTGAATATCGTCTTTACCTTTAGAAATTCTACCCGAAGAAGTTTCTTGGCTCATTAATGCATAGGTTTTCAAATCAAAGTCTTCAGGATCATCGGCATTCTTAACTTTGTAATATACATGAACATCAGTACCTAATGGTTTATATGCATTCAGAACAATTTTTAAATCCGAAGCATCGAATCCGTCTTTAAGAGAAACCCTTCGTGAAATATATTTTGCATTTATTGGACCACCACTATTTCTTTCTTCTCCTGTACATTGTACTGCTGCATTAATAGATCCGGCTCCAGAAACAGTTGCCATAGTAACAGTTGGATTCTGAGTATATCCAGAACCGGCGGACTTTACTACAACATTTGAAACATATCCATTGGCAATAAGTACAATCATCTTAGTATTACTTGACAATCCCGCAGATGCGCCACCGGCTTGAAATCCACTAGTTGCATTAATTTGTGCGTTTGGATTTGCCCAAATTAAAACACCATTAGTAAATCCACCTGCACCACTACTTGCAATAGATTTGTTATTAGCATTCGTTTTAATTGTAAC